CTGTGAATGGGTTAACAACAGCATCCTGCGCTCCTACAACCTCACGAGGGACTGGAACAGCTGACCTATTACCATACTGACCTACAGTACCTGTGGGTAGCTGACTTTGCGGGTACATAACATTATTTACTTCATCACCTATACTACCACCTTCAGCATAATGGGTTACTGTTGGAGTTCCATAACCATAGTTAAAGTATTGCTGTCCTGACGCACCGCCTGTAGGATCGTACCCTTGTGTAAATCCGGGGTAGCTATAGTAATCGCCATGCGCTGTAGCAGGCTTGAGCTTTTGTTGGTCAGATGACATACTACCAATAGCTCCTGCACCTAGCCCAGCTAAAGCTAATTTGTTATTCCCTGCAAAATTACTAAACCCGTCAGGCTCAAACAGCTTATTAACCCCTCTCCCCTGTGCAGAGAGTGCATCGCTTACACCACCCATATAACTTTGTGGAGCAGCAGGTGGTGTAATAGAAGAAGATGTAATAGAAGAAGGTGAAGCGCCATAGCTTGCAGGGCCAATATTTGCTGGTAGGGGCTGACCCATAGGCGCTGTGTATCCGGGTTTTAATCCTTGGAGCGAAGCTACCCGACTAAACTCAGGATTAGCCATTGCCTGTGCATTTGTCAGGCTTCTTACTGGACCTATACCTGTTTGTACACTACTAATTTTTGCAGGGTCTATCATTTGCCCAAACTGATTAATCATCGGCCTTCTTGCATTGTCTGCTGCTATCTTACCTGCTTCTTGAAATGACTTTTGCGTTGCATTTTGTGCTATTTGTTGTGCTTCTGTTCTCATCAATGCTTGTGCTTCTTGCGCCCCAAACCTACCAGCACCGGAAGCTAGATTAGCTCCTTGTGTTGAGGCAAACCCACCCAGCCCGCCAGCAGCAGCTTCAGTAGCCCCTGCACTTATCCCCTTTGTCAGCGCTTGTGATGCTATTCCTCGCCCTGCCGCGCCAAATACACCCGGAGCTGCCTCTGCTGCTACTGTCCCTATTGTTGTCCCTACTCCCCCCGCCGCCGCTCCCCCCGCTGCCCCTAATCCAGCACCTAATGCACCACCAGCACCTGCCATCAGACCAGTAAACAATGACTTCTTAAAGCTGTTACCTACCGCCATACTGGTACCAAAGGCAGTTAGAGCACCCGCGCCAATCATGAAAGGAGCTGCCATTCCCCCTGTAGCAATAGTAGCTAGACCACCAACAATTACAGGTAGCCAGTCTTTCATGAAGTTAGCTTCGGGGAGTCCCGTTACTGGGTTTATAGTCATCTTAGTACCATGCATCAGAGCTAACTGATGAAGCCCTTGAACCTCATCGGGGGTGACATGCAAAAGCATCGAGTCACCATTACGCCCTTGGGCAGCTAGGTTTTGTACGTCTGGATGTAAACTCATAAAAACTCCCTATTAATTCCGTATATTATACGGCTATTCCACCACTAATGGTAACAGTTAGGTTTGCAGCTGAGGCTTTAACTTGTATCGTAGCACCAACGTCTATCAGCTGAGTACCGGTCCACTGTAAGTTATCATTTGCAGCAATAGATGAACCATAAAATAATGCATTTGCTACGAGCGCTGAACTGCCGTTTGCCACTAAGTGCATAGTAAATGTAGTAGCAGCCCCACTTGTATTGCACACATCTACGCATTTTATATACAGCCGTTGAGATGCCGCTACAGTGTATATAGTTGTGTACCCCGTAGTTACTTCTGCTTGTGCTATCTGTATGCCTGTGATGTCTTGGTAGGCCATTAGTTACACCCCCAAGTTATCCATAACAGAGTACTAGACGCACCATTACCGCTACCACTACTACTACTACCACCACTAGCATTACCTACAGTATTCATATACAACCTCAGTTGTTTTGCTAGTTGGTCTGCTTGTCTAGGATCGTATTCTGCCGAAGCTAACTGCAAGTTTGGTCCTACTGGTGGGATAGACGATGCCATATTATCTCCTGCCGTCAGTACGAATATCAATTCTAACAGAACCCAACTGCCATCTAGTTCCTAGCCTTTCTGATTCTATACGCATGAGCATCTGTCTACCACGGATTCTTGTGTACACCTGCCCTGTAAATTCTTCAATAGGGTATGAGGCAGTTCTAGTTACTGTCGGTTTGGTCCACAGCTTACCTAACACAGCAGTTTCATTTACATAACCTTTAGGGGTAGTAATCGTCACAACAGAACTAGAAGTCTTAGCTGTTATGTTCCATGTGCCCGTTGGAGTTTGTAAGGCATACAGTAAAGGCTGAATAACAGTTGCATCAATTGCTACAGTATTGAACATTGTACTAACTGATGTAGCTGTCCGACTAACCCCAGTCCCTGTTATTGTTACATCTGATGTAATTAGGGGAGCATTTGCAGGGCCATAGCCTGCACCTGAATTACGACGTTGTTCTAGCGATAATATAACCTGCGGTGGTACACCTTCTGGTGGTGTAGATCCTATAAAAGTTACATCCGGTAGCATACGCCATACAAAAGCAATAGCCTGCCCATCACTAATATCAAAGTCAGATGACTCTATATACGCACTGATAGCTGCTGGGGTGGTACCTGATTCATCATCAGAAGAAGATTCATGGTATAGGATACGGTTATTATAGTCAGCACCCATAGGGTAAGGCCGTAGCGAACTATCTAACCACGCAGTTCTATCCAGCATTCCATAATACCAAATACGTTCTAGGTGGTTGTATATTACATACCGGTCAATCGTAGTAGAGTTTGCCGAGCAGTAATACCACCAGATCTCATTGTAGCCTTCGTTACCCCCGGAGAATACTTGGTATGACTGATCCCTATTTATATCATTAAATATGTACTGCTTTAGGGTACACGGTAGTGTCTCTACCCGTCCTGAGTAAGAATAGAATTTATCAGTACCCATCCAGTAAGTAACATTATTGACAGTAAACATAGCCCTAGGAGACATAATAGAGCTTTCTCCAGACATCAGATTAATACCAAATACGTAGGGTGGCCCTAGATACTGCATGGAGTACAAGGCATTACTGGTCCATATAAGTGTCTCCTGCCTAGTTGTCTGACCGCAAACTATATAAGAACCACTAGATAGTCGATACTCACCGCACTGATTAGTAACTGCTGGCACCCACTGGTATGGGCTTTCTTGATCTGACCACCGAACCATCATTGGATCAAATGCTGTATTTGAGTCTGTAGGGTCGTATGAGTTAGCTCCAAGACATACCACAAAACGAGAATCACCTGACATAATAACTTGATTGGTAGTATGGGGTACAAACGTACCATCAAACCCATTAGTAGTAGATAACGTACTTAATGCTACCCCTCTAGCTGATGTTCCTCCAGAAGAAGCCCAATAGTATATAGCCCCGCTTCTAGGTGCAAATATCAAATCTTCACCGTAGTTATCATTGGTCCATAGTCTAAGCTGCTGCCCTAGTCCTGTAGTACCAGCACTGCCCCATGTGCTACGCCCCCATACATTAGACCCCCAACCTAAACCCACTGTATATATGTCTAATCCTGCATGTACTTGGTATGTTAATGTTACTGTACCCCCTCCGTTAACTCCAAACAAAGGACCACCGGACCCAAAAGCTGTAGGTGTACCCGCCGTAGTTGTAATAGCAGCACCACCGGGAGTAGCAGACAAGGTAAATGTTGTAGATCCATTGGTGACTATTATGTAGTATGTCTTAGGGCTGGCATAACCAACTATAGAACCTGTACCCGCATAAGCCCCGGTAACTCCCACTGTCATACCCACTGCTAGAGTTGCAGCAGCGCAAGTAAATGTGCCTGCAGTGCCTGTAATTACTATAGTTGCTAATGATGCCCCTGTTTGAGCCGATGTAGAAAAGGCTTGTGCGTCAACTGTATAGGTAAGCCCTGTAGGTGTACCGGCAGTTGTAGTAATAGGCAGGCCGTTTTGTGTATCAGATAAAGTAAAGGTTGTGCCCCCAACATTGGCGGCAATTATATAATACGTCTTAGGGTTAGTGTATCCTGTGATAGACCCTGTACCGCCATAAGTACCGGAGATAGTTATAGTATTACCAACTACTACCGCGCCAAGCGCAGCCGTGCATGAGAACTGACCTGCAGTGCCCGTAATTGCTACCGTTGATAGTGTCCCCAATGCCGTCTGAGATAGCGTGACATAAAAGTAAGAGTCAATAACTTTTACTATCTGGTGCTCGGCATTAATTAATGAATCTGATATTCCTGCAAACCCAGCAGCACCCGTAAATGTAATAAAGTCATTATTCTGCCCGTCATTATCAGTATCATTAAAGGTAATAGTTGATGTACCTACCCCAGCACCAGTTGTATGCGACGCTGCTGTTGTACTGTTATACCCACGGGATAATAAAGACAGCACATTACCTAAAACAGAACCATAATATATCTGCTCTGAGTCAATCTTAATAACCCCAGATGGTGCAAATGTTGTTGCGCTAGTTAGTGTTAGTGATGTAACACTTGCATCTATAGTTCCACCTAACGCTGTGTAAGGCACTGACATCTTACTGTTGTATACGCTAGTAGCTATGATGGGGGTTACATCGTTATAGACTCCACCAAGTTCAATATAGTATTTAAGATTGGTGCCTACCCCTAAGTAGTTATTACCTGTCAGCGAGGCCCAGTTAACTAATGCACGGCATGTACCTAGGAAGGTGTTGTTTGATAAGCGTGTCCAACCACCTATTTTTTCTGGAAATCCAGAACGAAAACGAACTTTGTCGCCAGAATAGTACCCACCTTCATTAGAGTAGGTAGTAGATTCACGGTTAATTCCCGGGCGTAACTCTATTTTCTGTAAAGGCATCTACTTACCACCTATATTCTGCGCCAACACCAATAAAGAATCTTGTAGGAACCGACCCATTGCTGTTGTTACTAGCAGCACCATAAGGTTGATCTACTGAAGCTATGCCACCAAAGTCTACGGCTTTTACGCTAAAGAACGTCTGCCGTGCCTGTATCCTAGCTGCTTCACCTACATCCGATATACCTGTGTATACACCTACAGCACCATCAGTCTTAAACTGAAACCACGGGAGTGGTAGTGTCTCTACAAATGTTTCTGTCTTACCTGTTACTGTGTTTAGTACTGGAGTTACTTTGTGCCTATGCCCATCTTCTGGGACTACAACTGAGTCTAGCACTTTCTTGCTATCGTTAACCTGTACTTCTTTAGGTAGGTTTAACTTCTCTTTTAGTGCCCTACCCCCGCGCACTGTCATAACTGGCATCGTTACTACAACACCCTCAACCCCTGCACTAGCTACCTCAGATGCTGTAACTCCTAAGACTGACTCCCCAACTACCACAGGGGCTTTGTTATACCAATTCCACACCCAACCAATAACTAATAATACAGCAGCCAGCTCAAGCCCTAGACGTATCTTCCCGATTAAGCTGAACCCCGGCATGTTCTGTACTCCTCATTACGCCTATTAGTTAGACCTTTCAATGGCTTACCTTTAAACTTATCCCAGATCATTATCTGTTCACAGGCTCCTGCATAGTCTCCAGCGTTTAGTTTCTTCACTAAAGTACTGTTACAGAAAGCATTTATTCCTATATTATACGCAAGACTTACAAAAGCATCTAGCTCATA